ACTCAGAACTGCGATTGTTGAGACAAAGGAACTCGAAGAGTTAATCATTACTCAATCGGTAGAACGTGCGGCCACAACCGGTGACACAACCATCTATCTCAAGTCGGGTGACTACGCAATCAACAACCCATTGAAGTTGCCACCCAAGACTGCAATCGTAGGGGACAACCTACGAACTGTTACGGTTCGTCCGCAGAACGTTGACTCAGATTTGTTTTATGTTGACAACGGCACGTTCATTAAAGATGTAACCTTCCGTGACCACCAAAACCTCGCAGCCTGTGTTTCGTTTGATCCAAGTGTAGACTCGCCAGGCGCTGGTCCGTTCATCATTCAATCACCATACGTACAGAACTGTACATCGATCACCACAGATGGTGTGGGTATGCGTATCGATGGATCAAAAGCATCTGGACTACGGTCAATGGTATCTGACGCATTTACACAGTATAACGCAGCTGGTTTTGGTGTGCAACTATTAAATCGTGGATATGCACAGTTGGTATCCATGTTTACAATATCGACCGCCACATCGATCGAGGCGAAGTCTGGCGGACAATGTTCGATCGCAAACAGTAATGCGTCGTTCGGTGACTTTGGTCTGGTTGCAGAAGGTTCTAGTCCATCCCTATATCGTGGTGTGTTAGAATCGGATCAAGCAATATTTTCGGACGTGATTCGTTACACAGATATTCGTAATCTAGACTCTTATAGTTATCTTGATGATTTTAATGCTTTCAAGAAACCAAACTATAATGACGCAATCAAGTTTGACTCAGAAGATTTCTATTACACGGTTACAAACGTAGACTCAGTATCGCCAGGCGTATATGATGTCACAATGCAACCACCCATGAACGTTGCAAAGTTGGCGGGACAGACAGTAAACTTCCATCAACGATCACAGATTACAACCTCTTCCCACACATTTGAATATGTGGGTTCAGGTACAAACACGTTTACTGCAATTCCACAGAACGGTGGTATTCCTAGTCGACAACGCGAAGTTGTATTTGACTCTGCGAATCAAGAAGGTCTCGTGGTATTCACAAGTACGGATCAGTTGGGTGACTTCCGAATTGGTGCAGACTTGACAGTTAACAGAGCAGCAGGACGAATCGAGGGTGAAGCCTTCGAACGATCTCTGTTCGAAATTCTAACACCATACATCTTGGCACTTGAGGGTTAATCAATGGCAATCCCATTAAATGAATTTAAAACGAGAACAGCAAAGTTGGTCTCTAAACCGCCAGGCGGATTTATCGGTGATAGTGATGTCATCTATACCACTCCCAATGGTATTACTGCAATTGTGTTGATGGCGCAAGCTGCAAACACGTCAGAAACAGATGTTCACAATGTTACTTTCCAACACTTTGATACAACGACAGATGTATCGACCAACGTTGTTAAAAACTTTGATGTGCAACCAAACGACGCAGCGGGTCTTATCACTGGTAAACTTATTGTAGAACAGAATAACAAAATGCGAGCGTTTACCGAAGATTCATCCGGAGAAGACGTTAACTTTATCTTCTCGTTCTTACAGGCATTGAACGGTTAATTAAATGGCGAACAAAGGACTATCACAACTTAGTGGAAAGGTAAGAGTAAGAGGTTTTAGTCGCCTCGACTCAGACCGCACAACTTTCCTTAGTCTGGATCAGGCAGAACCAAATCTTGGTTTGCCTGCGGACAGTGGTGGTATTCTGATATCAACCGCAGACGGTTCTCGATTATTCACAAGAAATATAACTCTTTCCGGTTTATTATTCGATTCAAATTCTCTTGATTCGGTTGTAGGTGGAGACGAGAGACACGTATTAGGTATTCTCGATCCAACGGATAAGTCTTCTGTTGGAATTATCAGCATACGAGAACTTCTTGATTCTGTGACCGCAGCTGCTCGTACTTTACAGTTAGTTACTGAAGCAGGTGACTCCACAAGTCTTGCCATCACACTCGGAGGACTTTTATTAACAGGTGCGGACAGTGATGCGAATACCACCTCTCTATTAGTTCGTAACTCTGTTACTGATAGTGTAGGTATTCGGTCTTTCAGATCTCTTGTAAATGACTTTAGATTAATTTCGCAGGGAGACTCTGCAACACTAAATGGATTAGTATTAACCAGAGCGGACAGTGATGCAACCACTAACCAACTGTTAGTAATCAATCTCGCGACGGATAGTGTTGGTAAAAGATCTTTCTTGTCTCTGGCGCAAGATGCAAATGTAGTCTTTCAAAACGACACTATTACTGCAAATGGTCTATCCATTGCGTCTGTAGATAGCGATTCTTCTACTACCGATCTATTGGTAATCAATCTTGCAACAGATAGTGTCGGTCGAAGATCCTTTACTTCTCTTGTTAATGAAGCGAACCTTGGAAACGATACTCTACAAACAGTTACCGATAGAGGTGATTCGAGTAGTAATAAAATTGTTGTTGGTGGTTTAGTTCTCACTACTTCTGATAGCGACTCTGACACTTCACACGTTTTAGTAAAAAATCTACAAACTGACAGTGTAGGTATCCGGTCCTTTGCATCTCTTTTGACAGATGCGAATATTGGCGCTGATACACTACAAACAGTAACCGACAGGGGTGACTCAACAAGCAATGATGTTTTGATCAATGGTGCGTCTTTGACCGCAGACTCCGTAAGAGCTGAAACAGGATTCTTTGACAGAAATAATAACCCTTTAATAATTTATGATTCGACAGGCGTTGTACTGTGGGGATCATAAATAGTAATTAAACTGGAGAATATTCATGGCAGTGCCAAGTACAAGACAAACTCTCATTGACTATTGTCTTCGACGCCTAGGTCAACCCGTTATCGAAATTAACGTGGATATTGATCAGATCGAAGATCGTGTCGATGATGCAGTAGCCATGTTTCAAGAGTTTCATGATGATGCGACAGTGCGAGTCTTTTTAAAACATCAAGTAACACAAACAGATATTGACAATGGTTATATCTCGATCAGTGCAGATATTCCATTTATCACAAAGGTGTTTCCCTTAGATCAGACGTATTCTTCAATCAATATGTTTGATGTGAAGTATCAAATGATGTTGAACAGTCTGGGTGACTTCATGCAGTTCGCTGGTGGTATGTCTTATTATTATCAGCTAGAACAATATCTAGATTTCTTGGATAGAATACTTGAGGGACAACCAATCACAACCTTCTCACGTAATCAGGGTAGATTATATCTTCACGGTAATTTTGAAGACAAAGATGTTCTAAAAGATGAGTATCTTATCATCGAGTGTCTTCAATTAGTGGACGAAAATACTTACAACATTTGGAATGATATTTTCTTAAAAGATTATACCACACAAATGATCAAACAACAATGGGGTGCGAACCTTATCAAGTTTGAAGGTATGCAGTTGCCTGGCGGTGTGACTATGAATGGTAGACAATTATATGATGATGCAACAGCAGAACTTCTACGTCTAGAAGAAAAGATGCGTTTGGAACATGAATCTCCACCAGACTTTTTTGTGGGGTAATGAATGGCAACTAATGTTCACTTTACACAGGGAACAACCAATGAACAACATCTTTATGAAGATCTTGTCATTGAGAGCCTGAAGATTTATGGTCAGGACGTATACTATATTCCTCGTGAAATTGTAAAAAGAGATCGTATTCTAGAAGACGATACGGTATCTCGTTTTGATAATGCCTACCGTATTGAAATGTACATTGAGAACACAGAAGGATTTGATGGTGAAGGTGATCTTTTCACAAAGTTTGGTATAGAGATTCGAGACGCAGCAACCTTTATTGTTGCTCGTCGACGGTGGCAAAACTCTGTTGCACGTTTTGAAAATGATCCAGTAACACGTCCATACTATCGTCCAAGAGAAGGCGATCTTATTTACTTGACTCTATCTAAGTCTATATTTGAAATCACAAGAGTAGAGACCGAAGAACCCTTTTATCAATTAAAAAATCTTCCTGTCTTCAAGATGCGTTGTGAACTCTTTGAATATAATGATGAAGATATGGACACGGGAATTGAAGAAATTGATGAAGTCGAAAGTTTACACGCATATCACACTAAGCTGACGGTTGGATCTGGACTCACTTTCGATGTTGGAGAAGAGATTCGTCAAGGTGATATGAGGGGTGAAGTTGCGATATATGATGATCCGACTGGAATACTTTACGTTGTTCATAGTGGTTCAACAACAGGTGATTATGCGGAGTGGACTACCACTTCAGCTATTGTCGGACAGACAAACAACACCAGCGTAACACCAACTGTGATAGGAGAAGATCTACAAGACGGTGCACAGAATTCTGATTTTGATACAGTTGGAGACGGGTTCCTAGACTTCTCCGAATCTAATCCGTTTGGAGATCCACAGTAATGTTTGGTAATCATTTCTATCATCAACGAATTCGAAATGCCGTTGCAGTGTTTGGATCTCTGTTCAACAATCTAAACGTTGTCAGAAAGAATACCAGCGGCGCGACGATAAGTCAAGTAAAAGTTCCACTTTCTTATGCACCGAAGAGAGATTTTTTAGCTCGTTTAGATGCAATGACAAACGGTGAACAAGGCGAAAGACAGATTGCGATAAAATTACCTCGTATGTCTTTTGAAATTGTGTCAATGCAATATGATGCACAAAGACAGTTGCCAAAAACAAACAACTGTGTTATACCGTCTTCAACTTATGGTGATTCGACAAAACTCTACACTCCTGTTCCGTATAATATTAACTTTCAGTTAAACATATATGCAAAGGGACAAGATGACGCCTTGCAGTGTGTAGAACAGATTTTACCTTATTTCACACCATCATACACGGTGACAATGAAACCGTTAGATGATTTTGATGGAGTGAAAGAAGATGTTCCAATTTCTCTTCAGGGAATTAGTTTCTCAGATGATTTCGAAGGAGCGTTAGAGGCACGACGTACTGTGATCTATACACTCGATTTTGAAATGAAAGTATCGATGTACAAGTCAATAGGAACTAAAGGGCCTATCATCTTAAAATATGATATTGAGAATCTTCAGTTGAATGGAGATGAACTTTTTTCCATAACAGACAGTGCTGCAATTGCATCACCTTTGTCAGGAACTACACTAGAAGACACAAAATTTACTGCAAACCCATTTAACATCTCCAATGTACCACTTACTTCACACGGGTTTCAAATAGGAACATCCCCGTCAAATGGTACTGCGGTTGTAAACTATCAGAAAAAACTGGTTTCGTCTAGTGGTATTGTAGTAGCAATTGGTGATTATAGTTATACACCGGATAGTGATTTCC